TGGGAGGACGAGTTCTGGGAGAAGATCTCAGGCTCCGATCTGGCGAAGCGCGCCCGGATCCGGAAGAGCAACGGCAACGAGGCGATCCTGTGGCCGTCGACCCGCTCGCGCATGGGCATCACAGCGAACACGGAGAAGGCTGGCCACGGACCGCCGCTCGACCTCGGGTTCATCGACGAGGCGTTCGCGCACGAGGATGACCGGCTGGAGCAGGCGTTCAGCCCGGCGATGCTGACCCGGGCGATGGCTCAGCTGTGGTGGGCGTCGGCCGGTGGCACGACGAAGTCGGTGTGGCTGAACAAGAAGCGGGAGATGGGGCGCGCGCTGATCGAGGCACTGTTCGCCGCGCTCGCTGAGAACGCCGCAGCGCAGCGTCCCCGGGCCGCCTACTTCGAGTGGTTCGCTCCGGAGGACATGGACCGGTCGGACCCGGCGACTTGGCGGGCGACGCTGCCCGCTCTGGGGCACACGGTAACCGAGGCGATCATCGCGGCCGAGCTGGAGAAGATGGACCCGGCCGAGTTCGATCGGGCCTACCTGAACCGCACGCGGAAGCCCACGCCGCCGTCGGACCCGAACGTGCCGAAGGCCGCATGGCCCGGCTTGGTCGACACGGCCAGCCGGCCGGAGCCGTCCAGCGTCGCTCTCGCGCTCGACGTGTCGCAGGACCGGAAGCGGGCGGCGATCGCCGCGGCTTCGCTGCGGCCGGATGGCAAGGTGCACCTCGAGGTCGTCGCCCACCGGCCGGGCACGGACTGGGTCGTACCCGCGGTCGCCAAGCTGCACAGCCTGTGGAAGCCGGTGGCCGTCGCGGTCGCCTCGGCTGGCGCCCCGGCCGGTTCGCTGATCGACGACCTGATCGCGGCGGGCATCGACGTGCCGCAGGACAAGGAGCACCCCGTGCGCGGGGACCTGGCCGTGATGCGGTCCGGGGACATCACCGAGGCGTGCGGCCAGTTGGCCGACGCCATGAACCAGGGCACCGTCCAGCACCTCGACCAGGTGCCGCTCACCGCGGCTGTGAACGGAGCGCGCACCCGCCGCAACGGGGACGCGTGGACGCTCGACCGCACCAGCAGCCTGGTGGACATCAGCCCGCTGTGCGCCGTCACGTTCGCTCGCTGGGCGCTGCTCATCCGTGGTCCCCACGTCCTCGAGGACTACGACCCACTCGACTCGATCTACTGAAGGAGGGGGGCGTAGTGCGCGAGCGGATGACGACCGCGCTCGACGCCGGCGGCCTGCTGCTCGTGGCGGCAGGCGCCGGAGCGGGGGCGTACCTGCTGATGGGGTGGGCGGCGCTTGCCGTCTCCGGCGTCGTGGTCCTGGCCGGATCGTGGCTGGCCGACCGGAGGGGCGGTAAGACGTGAGCCTGTTTCGGCGGCGCGACCACGCGGGCCAGACCGCAGACCAAATGATCCCGCCCCGCCCCGGCACGTCCGGCAGCGCCGCGGCGGTGACGAACGAGACGGCGCTGCGGCACAGCGCGGTGTGGGCCTGCCTGCGCTTGCGCGCGAACCTCATCAGCACGATGCCGGTGGATCTGTACCGCAAAGTCGAGGGCATCCAGGTCGAGGTGCCCAAGCCGCCGGTCCTCATCACTCCGGGCGGCGACGAGATCGAGATGCCCGAGTGGTTGTACTCCAGCCAGTTCGACCTCGACCGGGCGGGCAACACGATCGGACTAATCACCGCGAAAGACGGGCTCGGCTTCCCTGCCCGGATCGAGCTGGCGCCGATCAGCGACTGCACGGTGCAGATGCGCAAGGGGAAGAAGAAGTACCGGATCGCGGGCACGGTCTACGAGCCACACGAGGTGTGGCACGAGAAGCAGTACACCGTGGCTGGCCTGCCGGTTGGCCTGTCCCCCGTGGCGTATGCGGCCTGGTCGATCAGTGAGTTCCTTTCCATCCAGCAGTTCGCCCTCGACTGGTTCTCCGGTGGGGCGATCCCCAGTGCCCACTTGAAGAACACGGCGAAGGTTCTGAACCAGGATCAGGCCGACGGCGCGAAGCAACGGTTCAAGGCAGCCGTCATGAACCGGGATCTGTTCGTCACCGGCAACGACTGGGACTACGAGATGATCCAGGCCGAGCAGGCCGGCGCGGACTGGATCGCCGCGAAGAACTTCGGCATCGGCGACATCGCCCGCTTCTTCGACTGCCCGTCAGACCTGATCGACGCCGCCGTGTCCGGTAGCTCCGTGACCTACGCCAACATGACGCAGCGCAACCTTCAGTTCCTCGTCATGTCGCTGGGCCCGGCGGTGAAGCGCCGCGAGGACGCGCTCAGCCGCCTGACCTCCCGGCCGCGGTTCGTGAAGTTCAACACGAACGCCCTGCTGAGGATGGACCCGCAGACGCAGGCCGCCGTCCTCAAGACCCAGATCGACGGTCGGATGATCGCGCCGTCCGAGGCGCGTGCCCTGTACGACCGCATGCCGTACACCGAGGAGCAGCTGGCCGAGTTCGACCGGCTCTTCGGCAAGGGCACCCAGGCGCAGCCCACCACCGCGACCCCGCAAGGAGGCACTCCCTCATGACCGACATGGCGATCCTGCGGCAGCAGGCTGCCCAGGCCCGCGCCGGCTCGGCGGGCTCGACGGCGATGGCCGTACCCCGAGACCGGCCCGAGTCCCCGGAGATCCGCTTCACGTCGCAGCTCCGCGCGAAGAAGGTCCAGCGCGACGACATGGAGTGGTACCAGGTCGAGGGCTACGCATCGGCGTTCGAGCAGGGCTACGAGATGTGGGACATGTTCGGTCCCTACACCGAGATCGTCTCCAAGGGCGCCGCGGACAAGACCTTGGCCGCCGACCCCGAGGTCGTCTTCCGCTTCAACCACGCGGGCACCCCGATGGCCTCGACCAGGAACAGCCGCCTCGAACTGTGGGCGGATGAGCAGGGTCTGGGTCAGCGTGCCTGGTTGAACCCGAAGCGGTCGGACGTGCAGCTGCTCGTCCAGGCCATCGAGGACGCGGACGTGCGCGAGCAGTCGTTCATGTTCCGCATCACCTCGGGGCAGTGGTCCCCGGACTACACCGAGTACCGCATCGCCGAGTTCGACCTGGAACGCGGCGACGTCGGCCCCGTCACCTACGGCGCGAACCCGCACACGTCCGTGGCCGCCCGGTCCGGGGAGTTCCTGGACCTCATCCCCAACCTGCCCGCGCTGGTCGCCCGCGAGGCGTACTCCCGGCTCGCCCAGCGCTCCGACCTCACCGCCGCTCCCGTGCCCGCGCCGCAGATGCCGGCGCCGACACGAGCAGCCGCACCGGCTGCCCAGGGGCGGTCCATCTCCATGCTCCGCACGAAGCTCCTCGTCGAGGCCGACGAGGACTGAGCACCACCCACAGCGCGCTGTCCGGCAGACGCCCGGAAGCTCACCGCCTGTGCCGCCCGGCAGATGACCCGGGTGGGCCGTGGCCCCGCTGTTGCTGCACCCACCTCGATCCATCTGTACGGAGGGAACACACCCATGCCCGGAACCATCGACGACCTCATCGCTTCGATCGAGGTCGAGCACGAGGCTGCCCAGAAGCGGCTGAAGAAGTGCGGCGCCGAGGTCCAGCTCATCCTGGACAAGGCGCAGCAGGACGGCCGTTCCAACCTCACCGCCGAGGAGGACGAGCGAGTCGCCGAGCTGTTCGCCGCCCGCGACCAGGCCCGCACCGACATCGCCGGCATCGAGAGCAAGCTGGCCAACGCCAACAAGATCAAGACTGAGGAGATGGAGCGGGAGGCCAAGCAGAAGGAATCCCGCGCCACGGCGACCGAGAGCCGGAAGCCGTCCTACGACCAGGTGGCCCGCGTCGGCCAGGAGGAGCGGACCTACCGCAAGGACCAGGACCCGTTCGGCAAGGGCTTCCTGATGGATGTCTCCCGGCAGTTCCTCTACCAGGATGTCGAGGCCTCCCACCGGCTCGCCCAGCACATGCGGGAAGAGCGCGTCGAGCGGGCCGAGTACCTCCAGCGAGCGGTCGGCACGAGCGCGTTCTCCGGGCTGACGGTCCCGCAGTACCTGACCGACATGTACGCCCCGGCCACGGCCAACCTGCGCCCGTTCGCGGACGCCTGCAACCGGCACCCGCTGCCGGAGTCCGGGATGTCGGTGAACATCTCCCGGGTCACCACGGCGTCGTCTGCCGCTCTGCAGGCAGCTGAGAACGACGCCGTGTCGGAGACGAACATGGACGACACCCTGCTGACCGTGCCGGTGCAGACGGCGGCCGGCCAGCAGACCGTGTCCCGGCAGGCGATCGACCGAGGCACGGGCATCGAGGACGTCACGATGCAGGACCTGTTTAACCGGGTCGCCACCGTGCTCGACTCCACCCTGCTCAACCAGGCGACGACCGGTCTGTCCGCCGTTGCGCAGGCCACCGCCTACACCGACGGCACGCCGACCGGCGCCGAGCTGTATCCGAAGATCCTGGGTGCGGCTGCGGGTGTCGAGGCGAACCTGCTGGCGATGGGCCGCCCGACCCACGCTGTGATGCACTCGCGCCGCTGGTACTGGCTGTCGAGCCAGATGGCTGCGGTCTGGCCGATGATCAACTGGTCGAACCTGCCGGTGCAGGCGAGCGGCACGGCCGACGCCGGCAGCTCCTACGCCTCCGGCCCGCGCGGTGTCCTGCCGTGCGGCCTGGAGGTCATCGTCGACAACAACATTCAGACGGGCCTGGGCGCTGGCACGAACGAGGATGAGCTGTTCGTCGTGCCGCAGGCTGAGTGCCACCTGTGGGAGGACGCGAACGCGCCCATGTTCATCCGGGCTGAGCAGGCCAAGGCCGCCAACCTCGGCGTCCTGCTGGTGGCCTACAGCTACTTCGCGTACACGTTCGGCCGGTACACGAACGGCATGCAGAAGGTCGGCGGCACCGGCCTGGTCACCCCGGCGTTCTGACCGTCCCACCGCGCGGCCCGGCCGGCTCCCCGGGCCGCGCGGTCCCTCACAGCCCAGATGGGAGGTCCAGGCGATGCCGACCATTCCGGCACTCGGCGGCGACCGGTACCCCAACAGCGCTCGCCTGTCGGATGCGCAGACCGGCGACGGCCTGTCGACGAACGTTGCCGACCGCGGCGCCGCGATTGAGCGGGCAGCGCTGCTCACCATCACCACCGCCGTCGGCGCTGAACCCGCGTGCACCTACGCAGTCGAAGGATCGGCGGACGGAACCAGATGGTTCCCGGTCCTGTACGCCGACCCCGCTACCCCCGAGACGGGCAGCGTGGCCACGTTCTTCGCTGTCGACGGCACGGTCCACAAGATCCTGCTGCCGGGGCAGCCGTGGCGGTTCCTGCGCCTCGTCTACTCGGCGAACAACAACGTCACCAATACCGCCGACCTCACGGTCTTCTGAGGAGGAACCAGCCCATGGCCAGCAACGAGAACATGATCGCGGCCCTGCTGCGCGAGCGCGCGGGCTACGAGGCGCAGGGCAAGACCGACCGGGTGCGCCAGGTCGACAAGCAGCTGGAGCACTACGGCTACAGCCCCGAGCAGGACGACAAGGATGGCCCCCAGGGGCGCACCACGCCGCCGCAGCAGACCGCCGACCAGGGCAAGGCGCCGGCCAAGAAGACGGCCGCGAAGAAGACCGCGGCCACACCTCCGGCTGAGTGATGCTCGGTGGCCCACGAGTACGGCACCCGAGCCGCGTTGAAGACACGGCTGGGCATCGAAGCGGACGACACCAGCCGGGATGCGCAGCTCGACTCGGCTCTGGCCGCCTCGTCGCGCGGTATCGACAAGGCGACCGGGCGCCGGTTCTGGCTGGACGACACGGCCACCCCTCGCGTGTACCGCCTCGCTGGCCGGGTCGTGTGCGAGCAGGACGGCGACCTGCTCTTGGTCGACGACATCGGCAACATCGACGACCTGGTCGTGGAAGTCGGCGGCGGCTCGTCCTGGACGGCGATCACTGGATATGAGACGCAGCCGGACAACGCGCTGGCCGATGGCCAGCCGATTACCGGCCTGCTGCGGTCAGGAGGTTGGGGAACGTACAACTCGCGCGTGCGGGTCACCACCCGGTGGGGCTACCCAGCCGAGCCGGACGACATCACCGAGGCGTCCCTGATCCAGGCCTCCCGGCTGTACAAGCGCAAGGACAGCCCCGAGGGCATCATCGGCTCCGCCGAGTGGGGCGTTCGCAACTTGTCCCGCCGCGACCCGGACGTGTGGGCGCTCATCGAGCCGTACATCCTGCCCGGGTTCGGATGAGGAGGCGGCCGTGCAGATCTCCCAGGTACGCGACGCGATCGCGGACGCGGCCCGCGTAGTCGTCCTGCCCGCCGGCATCGGCAAGCTGACGTGCACCGGCTACGTCCCGGACAGCGTGGTCACCCCGTGCTTCTTCGTGGGCGAGGTCGAGGTCAACTACGACAGGGCCATGGGCCGCAAGCTGGATGAGCTGCTGTTCACCTGCCGTGTCTTGGCCGGCCGGGCCGATGACCGGTCCGCGCAGCGCATCCTCGACGCGCTGCTGTCCGGGGCTGGGCCATCGTCGCTGAAGCAAGCCATCGAGGCGGCCCGAGGCGAGCCGGGTGAGATGGCACTGGGTGGCCTGGCCGACGACCTGCACCTGCAACGGGTGCAGGGCTACCGCTGGTACGAGCACCAAGGGTCCTCGTTCGTCGGCGCCGAGCTCGCCATCAAGGTCATCGGAGACGGGAGTACATGATGCGCATCCGCATCACCCAGCAGCAGCCCGACGGTGCCGCGCTCAACGGCCAGCCGTGGCCCGCCGAGGGCGACGAGGTCGACGTGCCGACCGCGCAGGGCGCGCACCTGGTCGCCTCCGGCGTCGCCGAGGAAGTCCCTGACGAGGCGCCCAAGCGCGGCCGCAAGACCAGGCCGAAGGGAGGCGACGGTGCCTAAGACCGTCCTGACCAACGTGCGGTGCTTCGCCGTCGGCGTTGACCTCACCAGCGCGTCCAACAAGATCGAACTGTCGTCCGAGGTTGAGGCCAAGGACTCCACGAACTACGCCTCCGAGGGCTACAAGGAGGTCATGGGCGGCCTGGCCTCGGCGGAAATCTCCGGCGAGGGGCAGTGGGAGGCCGGCGACGAGACGAAGGTGGACGACGGGGCCTGGGCAGGCCTGGGCGGCCTCGGCCCCTGGTCGATCAGCGCCAACAACAGCGCGGCCGTGGGCGGCCTGGCCTACTTCACGCAGGCCATGCGCGCCGACTACAAGCTGGGCGAGGCGGTCGGTGAAGTCGCCCCGTGGACGTCGACCGCGAAGTCCGCATGGCCTTTGGTGCGCGGCCAGTTCGCCCACCCGCCCGGCACCGCCCGCACCGCGACCGGCACAGGCACCGGCCTGGAGCTCGGGGCCATCGCCGCGAACAAGCGGCTCTACGCCTCGCTGCACGTGCTGTCCGTCGCGGGCACCACGCCGTCCATCACCGCCCGGGTGGAGTCCGACGACAACTCCGGGTTCACCTCGGCGACCACGCGGCTCACGTTCACCGCAGCGACCGCGGTGGGCGGGCAGACCCTGCGCACCGACGGCACCGCCATCACGGACACCTGGTGGCGCGTGGCGTGGACGATCAGCGGCACCAGGTGTCCGTGATGGC